GTTTTATTCGGGTATAAATTCCCGAGAGGTTTCGTTCTTGTGGTTTTTTAATCATTTTATTTCTCCTTTACCAATTAAATTTACCGTCCGCCATCACGAAGTAGTAACATACACCCGATATAGATACAACTACAGCTAGGAATACTAACCACGAAATTATTTCGGCGGTTAGAGTTCCTTGTCTTATCGATTCTAATAACTCGTCGAGGCTCTTGTTATGGACTAGAATATTATCATTTAGCCCATTTTCATTAGTTTCAGCATAGAAAGACCCCGAAAGCTCTTTATCTATAACCCTAAAAACATATCTCTTTTTTCGTTCCCAGAACCCGACTGGGATTTCTTTTTTCTCAGCTTCATGCTCTAAGGCTGAAAAATTAAACTTAGATAAACTATAATCTCGATCTCGAAATATGACAGTGTTAGAATTTTTAGTTTCTCTTGACACTTCGTCCCATGAATAATATGTATGGGTTTGGCATTTACCTTTGCTATCGCAAGTAGTATATGTATGAGGGCGATATTCTTCAAGAATCCTAATAATTTTCATGTATTCACCATCAAAATTTTCAAATTTAACAGGATCTTTGGTTTTAAAATTACCAGATGAAACAATTCGACCTTGCCTAGAATCTACCGCATAATTGAATTTATTATTATCTTCAACTCGAACTGCAGTATTATATTTCTGTATTTCAGAGTTAGCATGATCAATAAATATATTTCTCAGGATGAAGCAGCCGAAGATAGCGACTGCTCCAATAAATATTCCAAGTGATATGCGATGCCTATCGCTTATCATCGAAGAGATTCCTTGCTTTTGAATTATCTACTTTATAATCAAGATATTCAAATTTCTGTGTTTCATAGCCAGATAGCCCTAACCAGACGTTAGTAGGGAAGGAACGAACATTTTTATTATATTCCTTGATCTCGTTATTATATTGTTCACGATAACTTGCTAAGCGATTTTCTGTAATGCTAAATTCGAGCTGTGCAGTTTTATAATTTTCTTGCGATTTTAATTGCGGATAATTTTCGACAACTGATTGAATCGTTAGTTGAGCATTTTCGATCTTGCCACTATTAGCTTGAGCTCGTGCTTCGGTGATTTTAGCTAAAGTGCTTTCTTCGAATTTATTATAGCTTTTTACAGCATCTACTATGTTGTTGAACAAATCAACTCGGCGCTGTTCTTCCTTTGAAATATTAGAAAGGGAAGTTTTGACTGATTCTTCGAGTGAAATTGCGCGGTTTCTAGCTGACGAAACAATTCCAACAGTTATTAACACAATAGCTAGTATTATGCCAATAATTCCAGCTGCATTTAGTAGTGATGCTTTAGTTTTATTACTCATATTTCTCCTTTAATTTACTTTTGGCAATTAACCGTATCGTTTAATTTAGCTTTAGTGCTTTTGAGTTCAGCTTCTGAGCCGATAAATAGCCCGAATGCGCCTGAAAATAGTAGCAGGGCGATGATCGCAATCGCTCGCCAAGCTGACATTTTAAATTTCAAATCTTGCATAATTAGGTGCTGAATATCAGGATGTTTCATAATCGTCCTTTCATTTTTAGTTATTAAAATTCGACTTTCTTTGGTTTTGGTTCGCCAAGATATTGCTGAATTTCAAAAATTGCCTGTTCATATCCAATCACGAATCTTGCACGATAGCCTTTTTTACTTAATTCTTTAAGCATTTTATCTTGCTCGATTAAATGTTTATTCTGCCTAATTTCGCCATTCTTCTTGAAAACAATAACATTTTCAGCTTTAATTTCGAGAAATAGGCCACTGGCTAAAATATTGCTTTCTGCAATGAATAGATCCGGCCAAGCTCGTGATTTTTGAAATTTCTTGTGTTTCGCCGCTTGACCTGGGCTCATTTTCATACCACTTGAGAAATCTGTGCGAAATAGCACGTCGGGATAGTTCTTGCGTAGGTAATCGCAAATCTTAAGGTGCAGATTTTCTTCAGTTTTTCTCATTAACATACCTTAACTCCTCATATCTTTGCCATTCTGGCGAAATAATATTAACTTTAATTTTAACTACTCTAGAAACACCATTAATTAAAATTTTCATAATTCTTCCTTTTAGATTTCAGCCCTCCAACGGACACAAGGCTCATAACCACGAAATAATCGCGGCGAGCTACTAATAAGGAGGTGCTCGACTTTTTTCTGCAGCTCTAAACCACTTGCGAAACCTGTGCCCATTGGAAGGCTAAACTTATTTTTTAAAATCCTACTGCTCGTCGATAATCATCAAACTGCTGTGAACGCTCCATACTATTTTCTTTACATTCTTTGAGATATTCATTATAATAATCGTTTTGCCAATCTTCGAAAGGGAAGTCTTTAATGTCCATTTTCTCAGCAAGACCATTACCGATTTCGTAATATCTGCAAAATTCGTCAAAATCCATATCTTCAAAACCATCTTCGTAAAGATTGCGATTTTCTAAAATAATATTTTCCAGAAAGTCACGGATTAATTTTTGATCAAAATTCATAGCTTAACTCCTTTATTAATTTTTCGCTGTTCCTTCGCAAGAAATCTTCGCAAATTTGCCGATCTTCACAGTTCATTACATATTGCAGCATTTCCGCTTTTAAAGGGAGAGCGAGTTTTGAACTGAAAATTTCTTTTAACTCTGTGATATCTGCAGTTGAATATTTATTAAAAATTTGACTAATTACTGTTCTGAAATTCATTTTTGATCCTTTGTAAAAAATGTTCGTTGGCGATTTTGAGTCATTCTTTGCACACGAGCTGCAATGACTTTTTTAATTTCTTGCCGCGTTTGAGACGGCATTTTTTCATAATACTTAGTCACAAATTCTCGTATTTCGTCGATTTCGAACTCTTCGAAGACTTCTGCCACTTGGCGTTCATCTTTCATTTCTATCAGCTTTGAGCGATAGGCGGCGACATAGTCCGCCCACGCTTTCGCTGAATGATTTTCTTTATAAAATTGATATGCCAATTGTTTAACTAATAGGTATTCAGGTTTTGTCATAGATAGAATCCTTGTAGTCGTTCAAGATGATTAGCTCGTGGATCTTGATAAAGCATATCGCCGTTTCCGGTGAGCATTTCTGCGCCAGTTTCGTCGAGAATAATCTTACTGTTTAGCGAATTAGTAACACTAAATGCAATTTTGGTTGGAATATTCGCTTTAATCAAGCCTGTTACAACATCGGCACTTGGCCTTTGCGTTGCGAGAATCAAGTGAATTCCTACCGCTCGAGCTTTTTGCGCGATTCGAATAATCGAACTTTCTGCACTTGGTATTCCTAAATCTGAAGCTTCAAGGATTGCTTTTTCAAGCTCTTTCATTGCTTTTTTCTGTTCCTTAATCGTTTCTTTTTCAAGCTCTGACATTTTTGGGTTAATTTTCAGATCTTCAAGTGATTTTACTTCTGATAAATCAAAATCTTTATTAAAATGAAGAATCGTTTCGATCATACCTTTAATATTCAATTTAAATTCTTCGCGCTTATTGCCAGATGTCATCATCAGGTCGGCGAATTCATCAATTACGCAAACGATTCGCGGCATTTTGCCTTTGTAATCTTCGATTTTTCGAACGCCAGCTTTTCGCAAAGTTTTATAGCGAGATTCCATTACTTCCACTAACTCCGCAAGTGTTTCTTGTGCATGAATTGGATTAGTAATGATCGGTTTCATTAAATGCTTACTATCTTCATAAAATCCGAGCTCAACTTGCTTTGGATCAATTAACACGAGTTGGAGTTCGTCTGTCGAAAGCTGTTTAGTGAGAGATTCGAGAATCACATTTAGCATTACTGATTTACCAGAGCCAGTCTGTCCAGCGATCAAAAGGTGAGGCATTTTGGTGAGGTCGCCGTAGTGAGTTTCGCCGAAAATGTCTTGGCCGAGCGGAATTTCGAAAGTGCCTTTTTTAAGCAGAGAATCGTCGAAATCTAGAACTTTGCGCTCAGGGTTTGGAATTTCCACACCAATGAGGTTTGTGCCGTAGATTGGCGCAAGCACACGAACCGATTTTGCTTGAAGAGCGATCGCCAAGTCATCAGCACGTGAGCCGATATTCTTCATTGCAACACCACGGTTTGGGCGGAAGGTATAGCGAATTACGCTCGCGCCAGTGAAGGTTTCGCCAATTGCGCCACCGATTCCAAACTCCAAAAACTTTTTAATGATCAGGTTTTCGTTCGTTTCGCCGTCAGTTTCAAGCAGATCAACGGTTGTATTTTTCTCGCTGAATTTTTCCGCCACGTTCATCTTGCGCTTAATCTTAGCTTTATCAAATCCAGTTTCGATATTCGCAAGAACTTCCATTGATTCTTGTCCGTTTAAAATATCGCTCGGGTTAGGGAAGAATTTAGCATTGTCATTATTGACATAATCGAAAACGTTCGTGATGAGTTTTTCGGTTGTTGGTAAGAACTCGAGCAGGTCGTTTCGGGAATACTCGAACTCGCGAATTTGCGGCGAACCATCTCGATTTTTAGTTTTCTTGATTTCGATAAAACCAACGCTTTCAATTTCTTTTTTGAGAACTTTTTCAGCTAAAACTAGATAAATTGAGCCTTGAAGTAGATATTTGTAGTTCTCCTGATACTCCGGATCGAGTGGATCGTTAGTGGCCGATGAGTAAAACGAAACTGTCTTGTAATCTTTAAGCTTAATTTTATCTTCACTCGAACCTTTAATGATTAAGTCGATAATCCCAACCATTGGCACTTTCGAAATCTCAGCTTCGAGCCGTTTTTCAGCATCAATAACTTCGAATTTTGGTGCTTCCTCAAAATAAATATTGAGCGAATCGTTAAATTCTTTAATCATTTTTTCACGACTGCCAGTTTTTCCGTAGTCGATTTCGTAATCACTGGTTGAATTTATTTCATCAAGCCCAGCCGCAGCAGCTTCGTCAAAAGTTCCGCCTTTGTAGTAAATCTCAAGAGCTTTATGAAAAGCTTTACCGACTACCATCGATGGGCTCGAAGGATTATCATAAACCTTCGCAATGTAACGCTTTTGAAATTCAACCTGATTTCGTAGGAAGGTCACAAGAGCAGAATAACTTAAGTGATCAACTCTATTCATTGATTTTCTCCTCGGTTTGGTTAATAATTTGTTCGTCTTCGCGCGAAATTTCTTCTTCAATATAAATTCCAGAAATATCGAACGCTTGGCGAATTGCATTAGCTTCAGCACATTTTGTGAGCATTACAATTGGCATTTTTGCCCAGTTGGAAATTGGCTCACCATTTTTATTAGTGCGAACAAATTCATCATAGAAGGCAGTGTAGCGTGTAAATTCTTGAATCTCACCATTTATAAGACCAAAAACTGGCACGGTTACGCTCTCAAGTTTTCCTTCAGCGTTTTTTGAAATTGCAGCAGTTCCGGTATGTGAATAAATTCCACCACGGCGCGCTAATTTTCGCAGTCCGTGAATTGAGACGATTGGCGTAAGCTCTTCACGCCCAGTGCTTGAATTCCAAACATAGGTTGCATAAATTTCATTCTTGAATGGGTTAACACCAAATTGTCCAGCGATAATCATAAACTGTTTCAGATCATCAAGAGGGCGGAGTTGTTTTTGTTTATCTAAGCCTAAAATTGAACGGTGAACTGATACAAGTAATCGCTCTTTTGCTGAGCGTGAAGCTCCGTCTTCAAAAAGATTTTCTGCAAAAGGAACTATTTCACCATAAGTTTTTCGCCGTTTTTGAACCGCTTTTTTACGTGCATCTTTTTCTATGTCTGACATTATTTACAAATCTCCATTTCATTGATCATTTGCCATTCACAGTTGTGTTCTTTTTCATAATTTCGATATTTTTGCCATCGATATTCTGAACCAAACCAAGCAAGAGCTACCAGTCCGACAATCATAAAGAATATTATTTTTTTAAATTTTGTTGTTTTTGCGTGCATTTTATCTCCTTAATTTTATTATTTTTGATTTTCGAAAATGTTATCTGTCGCCACTATTCATTACTTTCTTGGCCGTTTTCTTTTTCGAAATTCAAACCTTGATTTAACTTTGAAATTTCTGCAAAACCCCGTTCGCAAAAATCTCATTTGTAAAATCAAGAAGCCCCATGGATAACGCACAACCATGGGGCTAATTTTGTAAGCTTAGAAAAGATGTGCGTTTTTTAGAGTTACATCTTTACGCTTATGATGTTATATGGTAAAATCTAATACTCGAAGAAAGTAGTCTCAAGGTTAACGAGCTATATAGCTCGTTTTTATTTTAAAGAGAAAGGTTAATTTTGAATATATATAAATCTTATAAATATTGGGAAGTTCTGCATTTATATGAACACATTATCGTGGATGGATTCCGGCGAAGAATGCATGAAGGAGGATGGGTTTATTTTGAGGACTATTCGGTATTAGGCTTCACTTGGCATAATAGCGGGATTACTGAAATATCTTTAAAGTCGAAAAATGAAAATATATATTCAGAATTTGAAAAATTTATGGATCAAAACTTGCAGATTGAAGATTGGGAAATTGAAAAATATGCTAATCAAATTTTTGCGGAAGAGCAATCTTGGCGATTTGATGATGATTTTGACTTGAATAAAATTCGCAAAATGTTGAATGAAATTCATGCTTCGAAATATTTTTTCGAAAAGCCAATTTTAAGATTTAAACCTCACGAAACGAGCGCATTTTCTTCGCAATATCTTTCGAAGCCGAGAAATCGGCGCGATATTTTGCGAATTTCGGTTGAATCTGAAAATGCTAAAACCTGTGATTTTTTGCTTGAAAATCTTTCACGATTCATTGGTTTTAGTTTTGGTTTTTATCACTTTAAAAATCGGGATTTCAAGAATTTTCGAACGGGATATTTTTCAATTGGAACTTATTCGCACCGTGATGTTTTACGTGATTTCGACGAGCGGATTTTGGATGAAATTTCAGATTTTTTGCGTGAAGATTTTTCGAAAACAGTAAAGAGTAAATATTTTGAAAAGTCGAAAGTTATAATTCGTTTTAACCAGCGAAAAGAAACACTAAATCTAGATATTTTAAAAAACTCTTGACGACATACGTATATCTGCACTACAATTAGGAGCAGAAGTTTCGATTAGTGTTTTACTAGGAGGCAAATATGGACGAAATAACTGCAAATATAGAAAAGGAGTTTGGCATAGAGTTAGGTCCTGTGATAGATAGGTATTTTGACAGAGATATGCTTGACCAAAGTATATATTTTTTTGAAAAATATGCTTTAGCCATTACTGATTATTTTAGCGGAGACGGATTAATCTTTGCTCTTTAAAGTATAAGGGGTCATTTTATGAAAGAAATTACAGATTTTTTAGATCTAATAAAACCAAAAAATGACAGGGAAATGTTTTTGGCATTGATTTATCTTGTGTTGATATTTTTCGAAACGGATAACTACGAAGGTATAGAATATCTTTCGAAAGATTATTGCGGGCGAATGATTTCTGAAGGGCAAGGATTTTCTAGTTCTGATAATAAATTTTCGCCAAGCGTGGTAGAATTTGGTGAGCTAACTAGCTTTATGCTTGAAGATATCGAAAAGATAAAATCTGGTAAAATTACAAAGAATGAAGCGAGAAAAGCTATTTTATACTATCTAAAGAATTATATTTTTAACACTTCGAAAAAAGATAATTAAATCAATCCTGGCGGGTCTAAATCAACTCGCCACTGTGGCTTGCCTTGGAATTCGCGTGCAATCTCCAAAAGCGGTGCGCGTTTTTTACTTTTTATAACAATTTGCCAGCGATAAGTTTCGCCGATTCGTTCATAAAAAGCTGGCGTTGGACCAAAAATTTGAATATCTTTCGAAAACTTTTTGCGAATTTCGCGCGCTTCTTTTTGTGAATTTCGCACGGCTGAAATTTCAG